CCCCGCCGCAGGCATTCCGGGCATCGGAGGCTGCGGCGGGGCTAGAGCCGGAGGAGGAATTGGGGAGCCACCCCCGGGTGAGAGGTTTGGCGGACCACCGCCCCGCAAATTAGCGATTGCGCCCGCCGCCTGCCCTTGGGCCTGAGCCGCTTTCATCGTTTGGGCCGCTTTCTGGATAAAGGGCTGAATCTGTTGCGCGTGCTGCTTCCAGTATTGCGGGTTAGCCTGCGCAGCCTGGATATGCATCTGCATATGCTGCATAAAGATTCCTAATCCCTGTGGCGGAATCGGTTGACCCTGCCCGTTTTTGAAGTTTATAAACCCGTCTTCAATCTGCAGATGCACAAGATGATCGTCACTGGGCTTAACCTGAGGCAGAAACCCGTCCGCCAAGAGCGTGTTCTCAATCGCCTGTTCTTCCTGCTGGCTGGCCTGAGCATCCTGGGGCTCCTGATAAATGTCGCCAACCCATTGCGCATCCATGAGTTCAATGATCTTGCGATCGATCTCGAAGGTCTTGACCCAGGGCACACCAGCCGCTAACTGCCGTAACTGCATCAGTTTCTGAATCTCCCGCTCGCGGCTGTACCCGTCGACGCTCCCGTTAGGACGCAATACGTACTTGTTATCAAACGCTGCGTCCTCGAGCGTGATCCGCTCTTTGCGCCAAAAATAATCCAAACTCGCCCGGTCGTACTGCTTCAACAAACTCCAGCTCTGCTCAAAAATCCGCGTGATCGACCCTTTCAAAATCCGCGCACGCAAATCATTAGATTGCTGCATGACCGACGTAATGACATTGGTCTCGGTCGCAGTTTTGTTGTCCCGTTGCGGCTGACCTGGTCCGGCTACGCCAAAGTCTGGAATCCCCACCCGTTGCTCGGCCATTGACCGGTTGGAATTAATCTCCTCATCGAAGGAAACCGGCGGCGACGGTTGCTGCACCAGTTGCAACACCGCATCATACACCGCTCCCGGTTCCCACCTGATATTCTGCGCGTTCACGCTGCCTCCCTGAGAACTCAAGACCGGCCGATTGGCGATCGACATGTAGTCGAGCTTTTCGTTCCAGGTCTTGCACGCGCTGGCTTCGTACATCTGCACCAGTTCGCACACACCGCGGCTGGAGTAATAACCGCCATCGGTCAACTCGTACGGGATCATGACCAACGGCACCTGTTTATGATCGTAGGGTAGCTTGAAATCCGCCCGTACAGGTTCATCGGGCTGCAGCGGACTGAACGTCTTCACCAGAATCTGGCCGTCAGTCTGACGCAGATACACTTCCCACAAAATGATCAAGTCTTTAAGCCGGACATAACTCAAGCCTTCGGCCGTGTAGCGGTAGTGCTCATACTTCTGGTCAGGTCGCCCTTCGCCCTTGATGCTCTCTATAAACGTTTCGTCCGTGTTGAACCCCTTGGCCTCGGCGTCACGCAGGTACTCGGCTTCCGAATACTGCATCACGTGCGTTACCCGCTCACTCCGATTAAAATCAAAGGTCGCGTACGGCGGCACAATGACAAAGTACGGGTGAATGGAAGCGTAAGCGATCCGCTCAGCCTTGGTGTCCCAGTACGTCTTGATGATTCCCATCCCGTTCTGCAGACAGGAATCAATCCCGCACATCACCTGCTCACTGAAATTACTGCACTCGCGCACCTTGTAATCGAACCATTGCGCTACGCTTTCGGTGTAGGAATCCCCTTGATCTTCAAGACTGTAAAAACTGGCCAACAGTTCCGGGCCGAATATCCAGACCACGTAATACGGTTTTAGCTTGGTAATGATCGTATCCGCTACCGGCACGTGCGCATTAGCCGCCCCCGGCCACGGACGATTGGCGCGACCCACTCCGTGGTTACGCATCTTTTGCCAGGTGATCTGCCGCCATTCCCATTTCAGACGGTCACGAAGATCGTTGTTTATCTCACCGTACAGTTCATGATTGTCCTCGCTCATACCAGTCTGGGAATCTGTCTTTTGGGCCCAAGAGCGTCTACTTCTTCCTTGGTAAAGAGCCCTCTCATCAAAGCAATCCTTAACTGTTCATTGATGAAGGTGCGCACTTTCTTGCGCCTGTCTCCGGCTTGTCCGGGAGAAAGCTTCTCATTGGGAACACTGCGCCAAGCTTTTATCCTCTGTGCCTCCTCATCCAAGAGAATCTTAAACATTTTCCTGGCCTCTCGACGTCTCCGGTTTTCGGGATAACCCAGCGAGTATTGCTCAACTTCCTGGACCAGATCCCTATGTTGCTGCTCACTCATCGCGGCAATGCTCCAAAGTGCGCCAGTGGTAAAAACAGCCAGATCAAACTCAAAACCACGATCACCACGCAAACCACCGTCACCACTTTCATGATGGGTGCCGGCGCGAATTGGCTTAATACCCACCACAACAAACAAACGACAATAACCAGAACCAGCCAGTAAATCAGCGTGCTGATCATGGGTACGGACTCACACTCATTGCCACCACGGTCGCGGCAGTATCACTGACGAACTGGAACGTGGTGTTGCGCAAGACGTGATTACGGGTGTAAATCTCACCGGCTTTGAGCGGATAACAGTTGGCGCTCCCCGCTGCCGCCGTCACCGTCGGATCAAAACTGATCCAGATGATGCCCGTCCCGTTGTTTTTGATCGTAACAGCGTTCTCCGTGTCGCCGGCAAAACTGACCGTGTTCAGGTCGCCAATCGCTCCGGTCGTCACCGAGCCGTGTAGCCGTAAAGTGATAGTCTGAGGCATGCTGGCTAAGTGATCGTAAAGGTTAAAGAACCGCTTGATTGCCCGTCAGGATTAGTCACCACAGCACTCTTGGAACCCGCTGCAGCCAGATCGGCGGCCAAAATCGTCACCGTTAAACTCGTCGCACTGCCGAATGTCGTTTGATAAAGACTACTTCCAAAAAGAAGCGTCGCACCCGAGACAAAACCCGTCCCGGCTATCGTCACACTTGTGTTGCCGGCACCATGCACAGCCGTATTGGGTGTCAACGTGCTCAAGCTCGGGGCAGGCACATCAACCACCGTGTCGCCGCCGCGCACAATAAGCCGTCCCCCGTTGCACTGAGGCGGTACATTGATAATCCGGCATTTATAACTCAAATTCGGCAACTCCTGATACGGAATAACTTCAAGATCGCCAGCAATCATCAATCGCGGCGCCGCACTAACTCCAGCAGTGGAAGCTAAAGCGATATTAATCCAGCCGTACTTGCCGGTATTAAAAGCCGGAGCAAAGGAGCGAATCGTCGTCGCGACAGCCATAAACTCTATTGTTGCAAGATCTGAGGCCACACTTCCCGCGGCTGAAATACGATGTAAATCATCGCCGGACTATTGGCATTCGCCGTGGAAGGAACCGATGCCACGATCGAATTAGTTCCGTTGACACCCCACACGTAACTCGCCGAACCCAGATCGCCGCTCCGGGTCGCAAACAATGTCGTGCAGAGTGCGTCAATCGTTGTACTGGCTGCGATCACTGTTCCTTGTGCTGGTTGTGCCATAAATCCTTTATTGTTTTATGCTCGAGGGATAAACCGGACGCGCCTCAAACCGGCAGATTAACGCACTGCCAAGCTGGGCGCTCGGCGTAGTGCCGCTTGGAAACGTGCCGACAATCGAATTAGGCGTCGCCCAAACGTAGCTTGGCGTACCCAGATCGCCTGAGCGGGTCGCGAAAAGCGAAGTGAAAAGCGCATCAATAGTTGTGCTGCCCGGGACCGCAGTGCCGGGCGTGATGGCTTGTGGTTCAGGTGCTGCGGGTTGATCAGTTCCGTTCATAACATTGGCGTCAGGGGGCCGGTTACCCGACCCGGAGCCCGTTCACGCTAACCAAGAGGTAAATCCGGGAAGCAGATACGCTCTCTTGCTCCTGACATAAATTGTTTTTAAGAAATGGTTGCCGGGTAAAATGCCCGTGATTCAAAATTGATGTACATCGCGCTGCTTGATGCGTTCTGGGTCGTCGCCGCGGTGAAATTGGCGATGATCTGGTTCGGGCCGCTCCACTGAAACGTCGGCGTCCCGTGCTGCGCGCTCTGGTTGGCAAAGCAGGTGTTGAACAGCGTGGCTAACGTGGTATTGCCCGGAATGCTGGTGCCGCTGGAGGGTTTAACCAAAGGAACCGGTTCAAGATTCTCTTGGGTTTCCGGATATCCGAAAGGCGGAATCCCTGAATCGCTGGGGGAAAGTTCCTCGCTCATAGAAGTGCTTGTTATTCCCTGCTTGTCCGTAATAATGTCAAGTTAAATCCCCTTTTGCAATGCAAAATCCGCCTCTTGTCTCAGCTTTAGGCATTGCGTATGCCTATTTCCCCATTCAAGTCCAACCCGGTGACGGAGCAATCCACCAGTTGCTGCTGACTGAGGTCGAAAGTTTGGGTAACGATTCGCTCTTTAGCGACGCCGAACGCGGCATCGGCCTAGCGCATCGAGCCATGGTGAGTGTCGACGTCCACGCCAAGTGCGAGCACCAGGTCGCCATCGAACGCCACCTCTCTGTGCAGCTGGATAAAGGGGCTAGCGGCGGTCTCATGGAACGCGGCACGAGCACCTTTATCGCCGGCCTCGGTAACGCCAATTATCAGGGAATCCTCGAAACCGGCCATGTCGTGCGCGCCAGCGTGCAAGCTCCCGGTGACCAGATCTCAATCCAAGGCGGCTACATCTCAGTCGTCGCGACTCCGGTATGAAAACTTTGCTCCTAGTGTTCCTATCCCTGGCCAATTGCGCATTCGCCGCGCCCTTCCTGGTCTGCGACGCGGTGCCGGCCCAGGCCCAGCAAAACCTGAACGTCGTCAGTTACGTGATCACAGGACTTGCCCAGACACCGATCACTACCCAGGCCATGATCAACGCAGACGGATCGCAGCAACTCCACTATGATCTCTCCGCCGTGGCCAACGGCAGCTACACCGTAACCGCAGCGGCGGTCAACGGTCTGGGATTGGAGGGACCGTTCAGCGACCCTTTCATCTTCACGGTCGGATTGCCGATCAAACCAACGGGCTTGCGAATCAGTCCAACCTAGTCCAACTGGGCGCGTTCGTGTTTACGCCGAGCGCCAAAGTGCCGGTCACAAGAATCGGCGCCTTCAGCTTTATGGCGACTCCGACTCCGACGCCAAAGAAATAAACGCTACCCCGTCCAACTCCCGAGATTTTCCAATTCTTCCCGGCTAACTCGACCCTCACCATACCGGGATTGCTCGCGGTCAAAGCCCTCATAAACCTCATCTAACTTTTCCCACGGATCTTTGAGCCGCTGCGCATACGTCGCGAAGTTTTGCACCCCGTGCGCAAACGCGCCACAGACCGCATCGGCTCTATCAGGCGATTTAACGCCGCGCGCCGCCATGTCGTCCTTCTTCTCTATCCCCAGTCGGCCGCGCGCGTCGTAGGTGGTTTTACGGCTCGTTAACTGGCTCACCAGCGTCGGGTCGTTGATTAAACAGAGCTCCCCTTTCTGGATTCGCTGCGCGAACGTGTGCCAGATCTCCGCGCCTCTGGAGATAAAATGATCTTCGTTGCTCGGCTTAGCGCCGAAATTAAATCGATTTATCGCCCAACCGGCATCTCTAAGCATGTCACACAGCGGAAGCCCCAACCCACCGGCATCGCCCCAGATTTGCTCAGCACGAAGACCATGTTTACGGAATTCCAAGATAAAACGACCCACAACGGAAATCGCGTTTGTATCGTGCCAGGCAGCGAGTTGTAAAAGCTTATTTCCGCTTCGGATAGCGAGCACGTTTTCGTCGCGTCCCAAAGCGAAATCGCAGAAACCAGCGTATTCATGTCTTGAGATTTTGGCATGGGGTGGATTGGATAAGGTTGCCATCAGACTCTGGAAGGGCACAATGAAACTTTCTCCCTCGGCCAGATCCATGAACTCGCCGTAAATCGAAGAGCGTACCAAGGGATGTCCCTCGCCGTAGGTGGCGATCATGTCCTCGAGTTTGGCTTTCGGTATGTGAGGACATTGCTCCAATGAAATTTCGAAAACGATATGCTGGGCGCGGTTACTGGCAAAACAGTCGTAAAAGGTGCCGCTTCGTAGTCCGGGCGAGGAAATCACGAGCAGCACGGCGTAGCCGCAACGGTCGACCGCCTCGAAAATGGCGTTCGGAACCGATTTGGCTTCGTCGATTATTAGTAACAACGGAGCGCCTTTGGCTCCATGGTGACCTTCCATACGACTGGGCTCATCTGTGGTAAAGCTAATCAATGTGCCGCCCTGCGGCGTCCGGATCTCCCGGGAAAGAAATTCCCAGTGGATCAGGTGCGGGTGGCGATAGGAGGTCAAAGCCCGCATCAGCTGGCTATCGAGCTGGCGCGCATCGGCACTGGTTAAGACAACCTTGCTTTTGGGATAACGATCCAGCCAGCGCAGAATGACGGTCGGAATGACAATCGAACTTTTGCCGCTGCCGTTGGGCGTGCGCACCGCAATCCGGACCCGCTCCAGACTCGAACCGAAATCAACCGCCTCGGCGACTTCGGCCTGCCAGGGATAAAGCTCCTGGGATAGCACTTTTTTGGCAAACAGGTGCGGCGAATCAACGAGGCCTTTGGCCAGTTTCATCTTTGGAGTTCGACTTGATGGATTGCTTGGAAAAAGGGAAACGCTTGTTGCGGAACAACCGCGTTGCCGAGCGCTTTAAGGCGGTGTGATCGATGGGGAATCCCATCAACTCTTCGACAAAGCGGGGGTTGAGTGAGCCCGAACCGGTAAGGCCCGCTGCTTCGGATAGTGGGCGGGAGTTCTCCTTGGCAGCGTGGGAAGTGCTCTTCCAGTCCCGCTCGATGGGGGTCGGCCAGAGTTTCGGAGTGAGCACTTGATCGCTCAGTTGCATCGCATGGCCGTTGGCTAGTCTCTGCTCTGCGTTCTGGCCTCCCCCCGTCACAATCGAGCTGTTCGGCGTGCGCCAGAGCTTCTTCACTTCGTATTGCAGATCCCCATGTCCCTCCCCTTGGCTGTCGTAACCCTCCTTGCGTGGAGTGGGCAACAATGAAGATTCGATACCGCAGATGCTTGGCTCCAACTGCGTTAGCTGGAACGCTGAAAGCGCGAAGCGTGTATCCAAGCGATTCCAGACGTAGGAGCACTCCATCGAACTCGCCCAGTGTGAGGATGCCAGGAGGATTTTCGAAAATGCACCAAGTTGGCTGGACTGTTCCAACCACATCGAGCACTGCCGACCAGAGCCAACGGTCATCACTCGCGCCTCGGCGCTTCCCGGCAAGACTCGCCGGCTGGCACGGGACGCCGGCGGACAGGACAGTGACACGGTTTCGAAGCCCGCTAAAATCGGCTCGTCGCAAGTCTCCATAGTTGGGTATCTCCGGCCATTTCTCTTCCAGTAACGCGCAGCAATATCGATCTATCTCGCTGAAACCCAGAGTCTCAAATCCCGCCCATTCCGCCGCCAAGTGAAAGCCGCCGATGCCACTGCACAGATCCAAGTGCGTCACTTGACTCTCCAGATTCGCAACAACGCCCGGCCGCGCATCGGGATTTTCTCCCCGTCAGTCATCCGGGTTCGAACTTTGATCCCGGTCATTGCAGCCAACCAATGAATGTAACCGTGGTGCCCGTTGAAAACGACCGATTGACCAACCTGCATTCGGCAAAAAGCTTTGCGCAGCCAACGGTAAGGTGGCGCCGCAGTGCCCGGGATCGGCACATCGGATTCCAGGATTAGTTCATGATTGTCTTCGGGCTCAGCCGACGCGCGCATCGAACGGCGTAAAGCGAGTTTTCTGGCCAGGGCGCTTTTCACTCCGGCGCTCCATTCCCGTTGCCGAGTTGGGCTGGTTTATAGTTGGCGAACATTTTCTTGACCGACTCGCGCACCGGCGCGGCTTCTTTTTCAATCTCCTTCATTTCGGCGCGAGTGATGTGAATGGAGAGATTATTCTGGGTAAAACTGTTGTGCTGAAAAGTGAGCTGGACCTCGGGTTTAGCGAACTGAGTTGGGTAACGGCGCTCGAGCATCCAGCAGACGCCGGCCGGCAAATATTGACCTTCCCAGAGCTGGCGGCGGTAAGGTTCTTCGAGTTCGAGCGCAGCTTTTTTGATATTAGGAAATAACTTGCCGCAACGCGCCTGCTGAATGGTGCGATAACTGGTTCCGACCATGACGCCGATTTGCTCATCGGTATAAGCAAGCCAGATGAGTTCAGCGACGCGCTTCTGTTTGGCTGGGGTTAAGAGCGGAGGGCGACCGGTGCGCGGCATAAGACTAAAATATCGAATGGATTACGATCAGGGAAGAACTCAACGGAAGAAGCTCGGCGAATAAATCCGTCAGCGATGAGGAGAGAAATGACTTGGATTTTTTGTTCCGGATCTAACGGATAAAGGTCGCCTGAAAAATACCAATGCTCTGAAGTGAAAGGTTTGCCCTTATGCTCAAGCTGATAAGCGAGATCGGCAAGGAGTTCGGATTTGAACTGTTTAGAGGTCATAAGCGCGTCGACAATTCTGTCGACATGTCGTCGAAAAATGATAAGGGGACCAGCCGACAAAACCGAAGTTCTTTGACTGAGTATTGTTGTCGACAAACGTATTTGTATACGCGAAGCGTATAAATACGTGTCGACGACAGTTTTGTCGGTAGGTCCCCGTGTTGTCGACAGGTTCAGGCTGTCGACGCATTTGTCGACGCCGTCGACGGATTGCGATATTTTGCGACATAAGAGGCGGTGAGGAAATATCTGGCTTCATGGTCTGTAGCGAGATATCCAAGGTTTTTGGCAGATTTAATTCTGCGGTCCATGGTGCGCTCTGTAATTTCGAAAGGCCTGGTTCTGGCGAAAAGATCTCCGTAAGAAATATATTCTTCGGAGCCGATAAGGCTGCATAGATCATCGACGGAAAGTTTAAGTTTTGTTGCCGACTTAAAGCTCTTGAGATTATCGGGATCTTTGTCGGCTTCGACATGGAAACGAGGATGACGAAACTGAACTGCGAAAGGTTCAACACCGTGACAGGAGCGTGTATTAGCGGTGACGTTGTAGCATTTTTCATCCTGCATTTCTCTGAAGGTGAGGCAGGTATCCGGAGCGCGGCCCCAAACGCCAGTACCGCTGAAAGCTTCAATAGCGCGTTTATCGCTTTGGTTGCCTTTGGAGAAATGATGAAGTAATCCGACACCGCAATTGAGCCGGGAAGCGAGCTCCGCGGCGCGGTTCATGAGCTCGACTACGATGCCGGTGTCACTTTCACTCATGCGCGCGCCTCCTAAGATGCGATAGATGGGATCGATTGAGATGGCACGATAACGGTTGGGATCAAGATAATCGGCAAGTCGGCTTAAATCGTTGAGGCTGAAATTAATGCCGCGCAGCGAAATGACCTCGATATTTTCCAGGGTTCCATCGCCATAGGAAGCAGCAATCTCTTCGAAACGTTTTCGGATATCGGATTTAAACAATTCACAATCGATATGAAGCACTTTACCGAAACCGGTTCCGGTCCAGACAAGCCAGTCGAAGGCGCTTGCGACACAATACATCAGATCCATCAATCCCCAGCTTTTCCAGCTTTTGGAATGGCCTCCGATGAGCAGCACTTCCTGACGGCGCCAGAGGCGCTCGAGAATAACTTCGCTGCCTTCCTTAGGGAGTTCCGAGATTTTTTGCGGTTGGAGCCAGGCGGGTTTTTCGCCATTGGTTTCGACCTTTCTGTAATGCTGACTGAAAGGGTCAAAAGCTTCTGGCATTGATGTGCGTCCTTACTCTAAGACTCTTCACATAGGATACAGCGTGATTTTGATTATCTCGTTGCCGTGCGGATCTTTAGCCTGGTTCGCGCGGACTTTGTATTTTTTGGCGCCGATGTTCCCCTGGCCGGAATAAGTGCCGCGTTTCTCAGAATTAAGGACGAAATAGCCGCGTCCGGTTTCGGGCGGCATTTTGAGACGTTCGGAGTCGATGAGTTCGCGCAAAAGGATTTCCATTTTCTGCGCCTCATGTCGGATATCGGGAACCTGTTCGATCATGCGCCGGCGCAGATCGTCTTCGGCAATCTGCTGCACGCGTTCCAAACGTTTCTGGTGCGCCCAGGCTTCTTCCCGCGCCTGGAAGGCCGGATCGATCTGGGATTCTGTTTCCCAAGTGTATTCGTCGTTCTGTTCCGGGGGCATAAAGTCTCCTCTCAAACCCCACTACTGAAAAGTCCGTGGAAAACCCAACTTTGCCTCAGGGCAGCGAGGCATGGGACGAGCATGCTTTCAGTAATGGGGTTTGAAGGGAGAGCGAACCTTTTCCGGGTTCATGAGCTCAGAGTCTGGCTTACGAATCCGTAACAGTCAATGCGATTGAAAAAAGCGGGCCCGAACCCTTGGCGTTCTGATTCGGGACCCGCTGACATTGTGCCCCACAGCATTAGTGTCTCTAGAGCGAATCTATCGCATAAACCCCTAGTCTGTTCCAATCTCTTTCGCGTTGACCTTGGTTAGATCCAGAACCAGTTGGCAGTAGGCGGCTAAAAGCCTGGCGCGTATATCTGCGGTTTGTTCACGGTCACCAGGGACGAAGTGACCGGCTAGCCAAAGGGAGGTCAATTCGGCCAGTACAGCGCTTTGCAGAGCAGGCTCTCTGCCGGCCAGGATGGGTTTAATACGCTCAGCCAATTCCACGATCTCTTTGGCATTCATTCTGCCGCCTTTCGCAGTTCTGCGATCAGGTCAAACCAATCTCTGATCTCTATTTGACTATTCCTGCCAAGTGTTTCGTAGGCCAGCGCAGCGGCCGCACGGCCGCATAGTTCTTTTGTGCGCGCTAACTCAACCTGGAGAATGAGTATCACAGCTTGCGAACCTATAACCTCATCCGCCTCGCTCACTGTGCCGCCTTTCGCAGTTCGGCGATTATAGATGCATCCAAACCCAGTTCCTCGATGGGCCACTCCTTGTGAATTTTCTCCAACGCATCCGCCGCACGGAGGCACAACGTTTTTAAACCGGCGATCTGAGTCCCGCTTTCCTCTAGAGCCTCCAGTAATATTAGGTTCTCGCTCACTCGGCCGCCTTTCGTAGTTCTCGGATTAAATCGTCGCGTTCTTGCCAAGTACAGCCAGCCAGCGCATCAGCCGCGCGGAGACAAAGCCCTGACAATTCTTCAATCGTTTTGCGTTCTTCGGCGTTGAGAAATTTCAAACGTTCGATCTCAGCCAAAAGCGCGGCTTTTTCCATAACCAACAAACTTGATCCAGTTGGCTGCAATGCTTGAGGCAAAGGCATCGAGACCAAACCGCTGACCGGTTGGCCGCTTCCTACCGGGCAACCTGGCTCGTGGCCTGGGACAGGGTGCAGACAGATTTGGCAATGCATGACTGGCGCTAGAGTAAACGTTCCATCAGCTTGGCGGCCAGTGTTTCCAGAAACCGGTGATGATCTTTGTGTTTCTGGGTGCATTTGCCGTTGCCGGCCAAGAGCCGGTAATATTCCAGGTGATCTTTGACCAATCCCTGCAGGTATCCAATCTCTTCGGGCTCAAAGTGAATCGTCATTTGATATTTTTATAGGTCGAGTGCGCCAGTAACTGATGAAGAGTGTTTTTGGAAATGCCAAAGAGTCTGCCGATGAACGTGCGCCGGAACCCTTCTCGGCGCATCTGGCGGATCAGGATGACCTGGTAAGGTAAAAGCTTGCGCGACGTTTTCATCCCCAGCTTTTGATGATCTCGATCGCTTCGGCGGCACTGGTGACCACATGCCATTTAATCCCTTCGCCCTGAAGCTGGAGCCTAAAATGCGCCTGCTCCTCGCTAAGGTGTCCAGCAGCCGATTTAAACTCGATCCAGGCGCTAGCGCCATCTTTACCCACCCAGAAATCAAAAACACCTGTAGTGGCCGTAGAACGCTTGTGCGTGGCATGCCAGCAGTAGGGCAGAGCGTTAAGAAGGAGCCAATTGGCAAAAATGCGTTGCTCCTCGCGTTCCAGGCGCGGTCGGCGCAGAATTTTAGGCTGCACTTGGACGGGTTCCACCGGCATACCTTCAATCATGCTTTTCTGATGCAGGGAAAGCTCGTTCCACTTAATGCCCATGATGTTTTTTCGCTCTGGCCAGAGTGTGCTGGATCAAACGAATCTCGGCGAGCTCATCAAATCCTAGAGCGCTCAAGTCCGCCTTTACTAGGAGTAATCCCGGGCCGAAAGAGAGCGCTGCACCACACGCCAGACAAACGGTTAGATCCCCGGCTTCGGGACGTTGCTCCTCGCCGCCGGCCCGAGACAAAGGGTGGCCGCATGCCGGACAGTTCTGGTGTGGAGTCAGGTGTTCGTAATCGAATTTCATTGCCACTTTGCGCGTTGCGAATCGTAAATGCCCTGCAAGCGTTTCCAGCGGCGCAACTCTCTGCGTTCCTGGGCCAGGATGTGCAGCATGCAGCGGATCTGCCAACTGGCCCAGAGCAGGACGCCGGACCAAATGAAAAGGATCACGGCAAGCGTGCCGCAGGCGTGGTCAAAGATCGAGTCGGTCATAGCTTCTTCAAAGTCTTCGCGTGCATTGCTTCCCAGTCTTCTGGACTAACTGGTGGATTGTCCAACGCTCTGCTGTAAAGCGTCATCATCCCTTTATGCTGCTGCAGGATCAGCGACCAATAATGGCCGCATTCCCCTCGAAAATCGATACGCACCGCACTGCGCCGTTCGCTACTATGCCGATCAAAAATCAGATTCGTGCCTTCATATAAACTTATTTCGTCTTCATCAGGATCAAGCTCAGTGCCGACACGTAGCACATGATGGTAAACGCCTTCACAAAACGGACATTCCAAGCTTTCCTGTTCATCAGAACCGACAGGTTTCATGCGGTAAACTTCTGCGCCGATCATAAAGATTGATCCTGGGTTCATTCTGAGACAACTTGCGCATTTGACTGACGAGGATCGGTTTGACTGAGTACCCCTTTAATTCTCTTTAAAGAAGGTGAATTTGGCCTTTCGATAATTAACCCATGTAAAATTTCATTCATCCGTTGTTTGGCATCCTTTCCTTTTAATTTCAACACTTTCGCCAAAGCTTTTTCCAACTCACCAAGTCGATAATTAGCAGCACCCTTTATCTGATCAGTATCCAAATACTCTCCCAATCTTCCACGCGCAGCATCCCAATCCGTCACTTCCCGCCTCACAGCTCCCGGCACCATTGCGTAATTCGGAATTGAAAAGGATGGATCGGTTAAAAGTTTTTCAGAATAGAACTCTTCCACTTGGTCGCATAATCGCCGCAGCATTTCGACTTCATCTAAAAGCTTACTAGCACGATTCGGTTCCACTGGTAGCTGAGTTATTTGAAGCTTGCTTATTGGCGCAACAGTTGCGTCACGAAAGGGTTGACAGATTAACTGAGCCGGACAAAAACGACATTGTTCCGGGCCTGGGCTGAAAGTTGCATGCGGATCGTTGATCGCGCGCAAAGTAGCTCTAATATCGCCATAAGCCGCTTCCAACTCTCTATAATCATACCGGGCCTCAGTGACTCCATACGGACCGCTGACGATCTGGGCAATCACGTGATGCACCTGGGGATAGGCAAGCGCCAGGACCACGGACAGGAATTTCAGTTGGGCGTTAATTTGCGCGGGATCCGGTTCCCTGAACCCGAATTTGTAGTCCTGAATCAGCGCGACCTTTCCTCCAATGATAAATCGGTCAACGCGCCCGCTGGCGACTGGCTTGCCGCCTACATATAACCAAAGCCGGCGTTCTTTAAATTCCTGCACCGGACTATCGCCAAAGATCCGTGTCACTTGATCATCAGCGCGTTCGCGCATGAAAGCCACTGACGTCTTTTCAGTCTCATCAAGCTCGACTGCTTCACCCGCCATGCTCGCATGACCGCGTTTTCCACTCCTGGCATCAGGACTGTCCTTGTACGCTTCCTGCCCTAATCGCTTAGCTTCCTGCGAAAGCTGGTGAGAAGCGCTGCAAAGCTCGTTCCGTCGCCACGCTGAGGCGCTCGGAAGCCCACGTCTCTCGTCTAAATCGGTGTCCATCAGAATGGTAAATCGTCAGGTTCAGTGTCGCTCGGGGCGCCCGCGGCCTGCTTGCTCCGCCGTTGCGCCTCAGCCCATTGGGCGTCACTGGCCCCTTGTTTGGGTGCCGCGGTCGGCCCGACTTCTTTCGGACGGTAATAGTACGCCACCCGGTTAACTTCTTTGCCGGCCATTGATCCCATCTGCGCTACTTCAACTTTCAGCCGACATTTGCCATGAGCTCCTGACACTGCACGCCAGTTCGGTCCATCACCTCGCTCTTTTGGCGCACGATTGATGGCCAAGAGGAATTCGCCAATCCCGTCCCGCGGTTCGCCCTGGCTCGTTTCTCCGCTCCAAGGTTGATCGAAAACCGTTTGGCCTTGAATGGTTAGCCTGACTTTCAAGACCCAGTTGCCGTTGGCTTTCTGGTAAGGCTCAGTATAATCTGCGACCTCAAAAGCGTAATCGCCTTCCGGCAACGGTCCGCTCGGCATCCGACGCTCGTCACCGCCTTGAAAGGTATAGCCTGTAATCATTTGTTGTTAGCCTCCGCTGGATAATCTTGCAGTTCTTCCACTGTCTTAATTCCTTTGAGTATATCCGCAAACTCGTCCCGCAGTCCGAAACCCAACGCTCGGTAATAGCACATTCGTTTGGGATAACTTTTCCAGACGCTGGAGCGCTCATAAATCCCGGCCGCTTTAGCTTCCTTGACGCTGAAGGAATAGACCTCGGCCTTACGCCCCTTGCGTTTGAGGGTCAGCTTGCATTCCAGCTCATCACCCTCGCCCACGTACTCGGCGCTCTTCTGCTGCAGTTGGCCGCTGGCCTCGCACATCGCAAGAGCCAAGTCACCCATGATCCCGACCCGGTTATTAATAATGGTCATGCCGTCAATGGCTTGCATCGGTGTAAGCCCTAGCTCGATCGCCTTGGCCCAGCAGATCACTAGTTGCTGCTCGTTCTTGAACGCCGTAGGCGCCAAACGACTCTGCAGGTAACAACGGGCAAAGCGGAACGCAGCGTCCACATCGTGCAGCTCAACGCCGCGCACTCCGAAGGGAATCAGCGCTTTTTTAGCCTCAAGCTTTTCGCTCATTACGGCACGTTCAGTAAATGGATTGACCCCCGAATCAGTTTCCGGCAAGCCGTTATCATCATTCATCATATGACTCCGTACTATCGACAAGGCCGTTCGTCAATTAAATTTCTTTTGAGTTTACGTTACCGGATCGCTTCAGATCGGCCAAAATAAGACCCACGATGTAGCTCGAGCGATTACGCCCTTTGGCTTTAGCCTCCCTATTTATCTCAGGCAAAAGCTCTTTCGGGATTGTGATCGAAGTGCGCATAACTCTTTTCATTTGTCTTCGTGCTGTGACTGCGTGATATTCTGGGTTCAGATATGAAAGCAAGCCATAAAACTCCCGATGCTACCGGTTCCGAAGATACCTCCAATAGAAGCACGGTTTCCATTTCCATTTCTGTTCCGACTGACGTTGTCGAGGCGATGAACGCGAGCGCGATGCGCCGGGGAATGACCCGCAGCCAGTACATCACCTGGCTGATCCGGAACAATCTTTACGTTGAGCACGGTCTTCTTCCTGATATTCAATCGCCTCCTCTGCCGAAAATCTCACCGCGTATTAAACCAAAGGATTAAAGTTTTACAACCAAAGAACCACCGATGGCAGAGATGCGCGAGTTTGCCGAGATGTTCAGGGTACTGCTCCTAGCGCTCAACGAGGAAGAATTAATAAGGCTGGAGCGGCGATTTCAGAAACTCAAACAACCGCTACTGGCCGAGCTGATGAAGAGCGAACTGGAACGGCGACATGGAAAATAATTAAAGGATCGCAATCAATTTCCGTATGACTGAGTAATATGTCAATCTTAAGTTTCCTCATCACTTTAGGCCTGATCGGACTCGGGATCTGGGTGCTGTTCTTCGGCCTGCACATACTCATCATAGTCTTTGTAGGGATCGGAGTATTGCTTTCCGCAATCTGGCACTGGGCTTGTGAACAATTCAAATAAGCATATGGACGAGACACTTTCCCAAATAATCGAGCGACTGCTCGCAGCAGATGCGGAGTATAAAGCCTTTGTCCGCACGACGCGTTCGCATCAACTGGCCTGCGAAGGCGCGCATGAAGCGATTGCCACGCTGCCGCAATTAAGTGCAGCGCTTCCTGTATCGGAGCTATAGAACCGTTTGTTTCGGGGGGCAAAGCTTTACGAGAAAACGAAGTCCTCAACCACTTTTTTATGAAAGGCTTTATTTTCTATCTCTTCCTTAGCGTGATCGTTCCCTTTGCCCTTATGACGCTCTATACCGCCATTACATGCAATATCTCTCTGCCCGAAGCGATTTCTTGGACACTTAATGAAACTGCTTCCGAAGCCGCCGATGAAGTGCTAGCGCCCTAACAACTGATTCGCCACGCGTTGTTGCCGCGCCATTTGCTGCATCAGCATTTGCCCCTGGCGTTCCTTGAGCGCCTGCTGACGCGCAGCCTGGGCCACGTCGGGCTGAGCCGCTTTAAACTTGTCGTAATCCAGCCGTGAGAGCTGCAGCATCTCTTTAGAACTACTCTCCAGTCCCGTCGAGAGCGCGGTCTTGGCGTACGTGCTCGCCAGCCCGAAAATCCGGCGCGCCTCGGCTTCAGGCAGGTTATCGTGCGCCCAAGAGAGGAAATCCATCACCGCCTGCGGCTTAGTCGATCCTCCCACTTTCAGTGGTGAATTAGTGGAAATCGTTTGCTTGATCCGTTTGAGTTCATCCGGCACCTGCGCCTTAGGCACTTGCTCCAGCCATTGCCGGATCGCGCCGCTGACATCGTGCTCGTTACCGCTGATCAGTCCGTTAATGATCCGTTCCCTGGTCGGGTCGAACGGGCCGCGTCCGCTCATGGCCAACGCCGTCGCTTTAGTTCCTTGAGCCTCGCGTTTCTGTTGCAACGCCGGATACTCGTCCTCGAACATCTTTATCCGGTCACGAGTAAAGTTGACGTCCTGCTTTGCCGCATAGGTGTCGCTCCAGGCGCTGTGCAGATTCGGCACCCTCGCCATCGTTCCAAGTCCGATGTTGGCCAGAACCCGATACTCCGAAACGATTGAACGCATCAAGGTGTCGAGGAGCTTTGCGCTCGGCGGTGCAGGCTTGGTAAAGTTGAGTGTCTCGCCGCGCCAACCGTTAACGAAAGCAATGAGAGGCTCGGCAAATGAGATTAAAGGCGGGTGCAACGGGTCTTTCGGGCGCCCCTGCATTTCACCTGCCCCTAGCCCCAGTGTGCTCTGCGCCGTATCCCAGTAGTCACCAAAGAGCCCGCTGAACCCCGAGGCGATAAATGCGCCCCAGCCGCGCCCCAGAAACCAGCGCAGCGCCTGGGCGTAATTATGGTTTGAGAGCGCTTTACCGATCTCGGCCCAGGTCGGATCTTTCGGATCCCGGTTATACATCGCGTTCAAAGCAATCTGAACAGTGCTGCCGGCTCCTACGGCTGTAGCCAGGTAACCCAGATTGCGAACTGCCTGGTAACCAATATCGCCCAGATTACGGCTCCTGATCGCGCGATCCAATGGCATCAGGAACTCGCGCGTCGCCATCCGCGCCGTGTTCGCGCCCCATCGCTGGAACTGGAACATGGCGCGCCCCATTGGATTATTGACGATCCCCTCCGGTATCTGGCCGGGACCGTAATTGGCGTGGATATCCATGATATGCTGGCGCAGGAATTCGTCAGTCAACGGACCCGCACCGCTCTCGCGCGCCAGACGATTCAGAATATTCGGGTCATCGGTCCCAAACCGGCGCAGAATCCAGCCCTCTCTTTGGCGGGTAACCGGATTGTCTTTCCCCATCCCGTGGTCGCGCAGGAAATCTTGCAGGATCAATTTGCCCTGCTGCATCCCGAACGCCCGATTGATGTTCTCGGTCAAGTTATGTCCGCCGAAAGAGATCGCTCTTTGCGCTAAAACGCTAAGTTGGCGATTCAGCCAACTGGGATTGGAGGCTAAGTCGTAATCACTCAAAACCTCGCGCAAGTTGTTTTTCAAGATGTTGCGCTCGCGCGCCTCGGCAATCCACGAGCGCCAGTGAAAGGGGAATTGCGCCGCGGTTTTAAGAAAGTTCATCGGGCCGCCGAAAATGAAGTTCTGCGCAGCGCCCGTAATCAGGTTACGCACCGCCGTTCCCTGATTCCCCAGATACGCGGAGAGGGCCAGGTTACGGCCACCCTGGAAAAATCGTTCCACGGGGCTATCGCCGACACGCACATAGTGCGCTTTCCGAATGCTCTCGATCCGGTTGATAATGTCCTGCTTGGTCTGATGGCTGTAATCCGGGTTTTTGTTTACCTCCTCGATACCGCGGTCAAATACATCTTTGCCGGCGTTCCCGAGTTTCTGCCCCATGGTGCTGATCTGCGCCAACCTCTCGTTACCCTTAGTCAGATACCGGATTAAAGTTTCCGGACTGAAATCGTAAAAGTCCAGCGGCAGATCCAACCGACGCGCCTTTTCCATGTTGGAAAAATGATCGGTGCTGCCTGGGTTACCGCTGATGGCGTGCGTGAATTTATCAATAAATTCCTGGCGATCCTTGACCACGCCCTTAGCGATTGCGTCATTGACAATCCGGTTAAAATCAACCGCTCGCGCTCCGTCCCGGTTATCGAATATGTCGCGGGTATCCTGGCTGATCATACGAGGAAAATAACTGCGCCCAATCAGCTTAGCTGGACGCGTTATATCACCGTCCTGCACCTGGACGTTAAGCTGCTTCATGAGCTGTCCAGCGCGCTCAAGTGAGTCCTTAGAAGCAGCAATCAGTCTCTGCGTGTCAGCCCCGATTGCCGGCAATGGCTGACGCTTCTGCTCGGCTCTGATGTAATCGGTGAACTCCCCAACCACGCGTTGCCGGTCACTTTTTGGGATCGAATCGAAAGCGTCTTTTAACGGCAATAAACGCATGTATTGCCCGAACCGCTGCACCTCGCTCGGGAAACGCCGGATTGCCATTGCCAATGGCCTGGTCTCCTTGTAATCGAGCATGGCGCTCTCGCCGCTTTTAAGCGCTAGGGAAAATCCGCGCTTGAGCTTTTCCCACTGGCTTTCAGTTCGACTCCCAGGCGGACCTCTTGGTTTTTCAGGCGCAATTTCTCCAATTCCGCCACGTTGCGCTCCAGGTTCTTCTGCAAGACCTGCTCGAGCTTTGCGCTCCAGCATCCGTAGCTTGGCCTCTACCTTGTTCATGAGGCCGGCAAGCTCGGTCTTAGCCAGAGCGTTCCCGGGCTTAAGCGAACGAGACAGCTTCTTTAAACCCTCAAGCGCATTCTCGTACCAGTCTTTAACTTTCTCGATGCTCCTACGAAACACGCTCTCAGTCGGGTCTCCGGCGCGCATCTGAACCAGTTGCCGGACAAGCTCAGAGACATGATTCGCCAATTTTATTTTCGCGCTGCGTCGAAGCTCTGCATCCCCCGGCACGCTGGAATCCGGCGCTCGGGTCGCGTCGTCAACGTCATCGGCAAATTCCGAAAGGATGTGCTCCCGCAACTCCGGATCTTCGGCATGCTCAGCGACCCGATATAGCAATGCCGAATTCTGAATCGCTTCATTGATCCCCGCGGCCCGTCGCAGGTTACCTTGAGCCTCAGCCTGGCGTCGCGCGTTAAACAGATCATTTAATAAAGCCGTATCGTGCGCAGCCCTGAAATCGACGTAGCCGCCTCGTGTTCTGTCACCGCCCGCTTTCAGCCATTTATCGATCATAGCCAGATTCTGCGCGTGATGAATCAGTTCTTCCTGCAGTCCCAAATGAATCGCGTCGATCGGATCGACTCCCTGGCGCACCACGCTTTCAATCCAAGAATATTCTCCCGCCGAATTGCGCTCTAAAGCTAAATTGCCGTAATCATCCGCAGCCGCCCGCAGTGACGAAACAAGAGAATTATCGCGTAGAGCGATTTTGCCGACGTCGTAAAGCGGCTTATATTTTCGTTCCCAGATCGCGTCCCAGAGTTTATGAAACGCCTGCTCACGCTGCGGCGTGAAAGGCTCAGCATTCAGGTAATCGTCCCGAAGTCCCGCAAACGGCGCTCTTTCTTGCTCCGATAAACGATTTTCCAGAGGGTTCTGCAGCCGTCCCAATCGATCCTGTAAAGGTGGGCCGCCGCCTTCCTCGACACGTCCGCCAGTAGCTGGCTCCGTCCGTTCACCCAGGTCCGGCCTAACAGGTTCTTC